TCCTCCTCCTCCTCCTCCTCCTCCTTATACCTTCCTTCTTATGGTGTTTAGGTACAACTATACAGTGCTGGTGCGTATTCTCGCTGCATAAAATTTATTTGCCAGGTAGTTAGCTTTTGGTAGATAGTTGTAGTATGATAGATATGTCAGCGACGATGTTGTTGCCTGACAATAAACAACAAAAATTGTTTATACTTGTTTGACTCAGTATTCGATAGTTTTATGCAACTAAGACACCACCAGCCTCCACTGGTGGTGTTTTTTTTTGGAGAAAAAATGTTTCAAACTTCTATAATGGTAAAAGCGCTAAACAAAAAAAACAACATGAGGGCATATAAGTCAAGGATGATAAAGACACCGCAGGTTGTTAAATATGAAGCCTTTCTAAAAGCTGATATAACACAGGCTGCTAATGGCATGGCCTTAATGGTGGGAGACTTGACCCTTGAGGTGGAATTTACATTTGGTGATAAAAGAGCTAGGGACATCCAGAACTGCTTAGATATTTTGTGCGATGTTATGGAAGGCATAGTTTATACTAATGACAGTCAAATTACAAAAATAATAGCCACCAAAGTATACAACAAAGGTGTTTGGAACATTTCTGTAAAAGTAACTTGACCAATACATAATATATAGATGTACTGATAATGTTCTAAAAATGTACCATTAGGAGAAGTCAAGTTGCCAAGGCCAGTAAATTACATAGCAAAACTTAGAAAGGAAGTTTCAAAAACAAATGGAAGAATGCAGGAAAGAATTCTGCTTCTTGAGGGCATCAAGAAATATGCTGATGGCGAAATAAAACTAATGGACCTAAGTATGTTATTGCAACGCTATAACAAAACTTGTATAGATGAACCAGTAGCAGCTATAGCAGCTGACGATGACTTGAAGGAATGGCTAGATGACTGATGTCTCACATATCATCAAAAATGCAGTTCGTTTTATTCAAAAGCTCAAAATAATAGACAAGAATGGAAAGCTAGTAACTTTAAAACTTAATGGGGAACAAGTCAAAATAATAAAAGCGCTAGAAAGTGGCGGCGATGTTTTGATAGCTAAAGGAAGGCAGATAGGTTCATCTACAGTTGTTAGCGCATTTTTGTTCTGGAGGGCCTATAGTTCTATTCAGCCAATAACTATTGCAATATTAAGTCATAAGTTAGAAAGCAGCAAAAGGCTCCTAAAGATGCATAAAACATTTTATGATAACCTTCCAGCTGTCTTGAAGCGCCCACTAGAAGTAGATAATAAAACCGTTATGAAATTTGGGGACACTGGTGCTGAAATTATAGCAGTAAGTGCAGGTGGTGAAGGTGGTTTAAGAAGCTTTACCTGCAACATGCTGCATATGTCCGAGTATGCTTTCTCTCCAGACCCAGAAGAGCTAAAGGCTACAGCTCAGGGTGCCCTTAATAACGGGCAGCTTATAATAGAAAGCACAGCTAGTCATTACAATGATGCTTTACATCAGGAAATTTTCAAAGCTGAACGAGGAGAATATCCTTGGAACTTTCTATTTTTTCCATGGTATGAACATGAAGAATACAGACTAACTCCAACTGGTGATGAAGTCTTTAGCGATGCCGAGTTAGAGCTAGCAACTAAACATAACCTAGATATTGAGCAGTTAACATGGAGAAAGCGTCAGGTTGTAAAACTCGGGGCTGAGAAGTTTAGAAGAGAATATCCTGCAACTTTAGAGGACGCATATGCAGCTACTGGCAATACATATCTAAAAGAAGATGATATTAAAGACTGCGCAATTATAAGAGTCGAGCCAGCAGAGATGGTAGTTTTAGAGCAGCCATCTAAAGGTGACGCTTACGCAATAGGTGTTGACGTTGCTGCTGGTGTTGGCAGAGACTATAGCGTAATTCAAGTTGTAAGCAAAACTACAATGTCTCAGGTTGCTATTTATCGTAGCAACACAATTACACCTGTAGCATTAGCATCAAAAATACAAGAACTTTCTTTAAAATACAACAACGCAATGGCTTTGGTTGAGAGCAATAACTATGGCAACGTAGTGCTGCTACAGTTAAGTCATCTAGGCTTTTGGAATACATGGAAGGAAGATGGTAAAGACTGGCAGACAACTGGCAAAAGTAAAACAGCAATGTTTGAAAATATAAAACGCTTGCTGCAAGAAGGCTACGTAAGAGCATTAGATAACATTACTTTATCAGAGCTAAGGTCACTACAAGTAAATGACAAGGGCCTAATTATAATTCCTGAAAGTTTACAAAGCCATGGTGACAGCGCTATAGCTATTGCACTAGCTTACATCTGCCTAGATAAAGTTTCTCTTAAGGCAGGCGCAACTCCTTTTTTGCCTGCCTGGGTAAAAACATCAATTGCCACAAGAACAATTCAAAAGTCAGGTGTTGGTATCGGCGTTGCAAAAAGATATTGACTTGACTCTAACTATCATATATAAGGAATAAAGATGCCTAGAACAAATGATGATATCAGCAAATTCTGCACAATTATATTTAAAGAGCACAAAAGCTATTGGAAAGACAAGGCTGCTGAGCTTAAGAAATATAAGCTGGCATATGAAGTAAAATTCTGGAAAAGCCAGGAATACGATAATTCAATGATACGTGTTGAGACTGCTGACACCTTTGGATATGTTGAAGGCTTTATAAGTTCTTTGTTCTCTAAGACACCAGCTGTTGTAATTGGCAAAGACATTGCTGCAACAGGTGGCGATGCAGCTTTAGCACAAGCAGCAGCAAATAGGTTTCTTTATAACCAGCGTGAACAGCTAGAGATAGCAAGTCGTCTAGCTTTAATATATGACTTCTCAGCTTTAAAATTAAGCCCAACACCTAGCGATGAAATGTTAGACAAGGTTGCTATCAAAGCAATTCCATGCTGGGAGGTTGTACTAGATAGAGATGCTACTTGCAACGATGACCAAAGGTTTATTGGCCATACTTATTTCCTGAATATGGTTGAAGCAAAGGAAAAATTTGGTGCCAAGAAGTTTGTACCAGTTCCAAAGGTAGACTACTTTAATGAGGAAGTAAGCAAAAGTTATGGCAAGAGCAAAGAGCTAAGCGACCTACCTGATGACTACCTTTATATAGAAATTATGGAACTTTACGACATCATACATAATGAAGTTTATTACTGGAGCCCTAATTACCAGGCTGGCGATAAGCTTTTACTAAAGTCTGAAATTCCTATCAGAACTTACAATGATAAGCCAATGACTCCACTTATTCCTTTATTCTTCGCAAGGTCTCCTTCTAGGCCAATGGAAGGTATCAGTGCAGTAAGCCGCGTATACGACCAGATGTACGAGAAGAATATTCTCAGAACTTATTGGGCAAATGCTGTTCGCAGAGACAGCAGACAGTATCTTTATAAAGAAGGAGCTATTGACGAAGAAGCTCTAGCGAAGGTAACTGCAGGTATTGACGGTGCTATGATAGCTGTTGATAATGACAATTTAGAAGGAATTATAAGAGCAATTCCTGTTGAACCTATTTCTTCAAACTTTAATACTTATCTAAATTATATCGAGGCCGACATCAATAGAGGTTCTATTCTTGCTCCATTCTCCAGAGGTGAAGCAACCAAAGCTACAGCAACAGAGATAACAGCTTTAGCACAATATTCTGCATCTGAAATTGGTAAAATGGCTAGAGACAGAGATGCAGCTATAGAAAATATTGTATCTTGCTATATAAGACAGTTGGTTCTACTTTGTGAGGAAGGCGAGAAGGCAATTCTAGAAGTTGATGGCGAAGGCAAAGTTATTACGCCAGATGACATGGAAGGAAAATTTAGAATTAATGCTCTAGACCAAGGAAGTACTCCGCTATCAGATGCAATTAAAAAGCAAAACTTGATGGCATTAATTCCTACACTACAGGGACTCGGTGTTTCACAAAGAGCTATCCTAGAAGAGATAGTCAGAGCTTATGAGCTAAATAAAACTTTCTTAAAGGTAGAAGAAGTAGTTCCACCAGCAGGAGCAGCACCAGGACCTAGTGCCGCAGATGTAGCTCAACTAGAAGGTGGACCAACAGAGCAAGTCCTACCAGCTCAAGCTCTAGCAGAAGCATTAAGATAAAAGGAGAATAATTATGCCAATTTATGCGCGCAAGTGCCCTAACTGTGGTGGTTCTAAAGAAATATTCCTTCATATGTCACAAAGAGACAGCGAAGTTATTTGTGAGAAATGCCATATAGTTATGAAAAAAGTTGTAACTGCACCAGCAAAAACTGCAACTTTATGGAACGACGGGTGGAATGCTGGTTTGAGTGGACAAGGTATATTCTCAAAAGCGCTTGGAAGAAATGTTGCAAACAAGCGTGAGGAAGAGAAGATATTAGCAAAGGCTGGCTTTGTTTCAGAAAGTGAGCTTGGAACTCATTTCTTTGAAGATAAAATGCAAGAAAAAATGCAAAAAGAAGCTGCTCAGGATGCATTAACAGCAGAGTACAACAGCAAAATTGCAGAATATGGTGGCGATAAGGTTAGAGCCATGACAGAGACTTTCACACCAGAAAGATGTCTAAGTGGCGAGCTTGATAAAGTTTACGATGACAAAATAACAATTTAATATGGAGATATTATGAAAGAAATTAAAATTAGCATAAGTGGTCAGGGCATGGACAAGAAGGCTTCTAGTCCTGTCAGCAAAGAGATGGAAGGCGACATCGCAGAAATGGAGGGAATGGATGAAGAGAAGTTTGCTGCAATGGCTCCAAAGGGTGCCTTTACAGCAAGGGGCTTAAATGCTCTTGTAAAAGCTACCAATAAACTTCTTCCTATGTTTGGCCAGACTGGTGACTATCCTACATTTTCTCAGGATACAAAAGTTCTTCCAACCGACTTTGTTCGCGTACTTGCAATGTTTGTAACTGCAATTGACGATGCTATCAAAGATGAAATTGTAGGACCTGAGATGGCTATTGATATGGAAAGCATTAAGGATGATATTGCGCTTACTACAATTGCTGGAAAGCTTGAGATGCTATCAAAGATAAAAGAATTTAAGAAGTGGCTATCAGAAGCGCCAACATCTGAGACAAACTTATCTGAAGCTTCTGAGTATAATATGGCTGGAGAAGAAGAAGCTCCAGTTGATGCAGAAAGCTTAATGATGAGCCGTATGTAAAAAAAACTATAAGGAAAATAAAATGGAAAATAGCGAGACTGTAGACAACAATGTAGACAACACCTCGGCTGGTCCTGAAGCAGTCGCTCCAGAAGCCGATGTTAACAGTAATATTTCGGTGGACGACTTACTTAATATGAGCGAAGCAGACTATGCTGAGTTCAAGGAAGATGCAAATTATACTGGCATGAAACCATTATCAGAATGGATGAAGCATGTTCCAGAAGATGTAAGAAAGCATATTGCAAATTTAAGAAGCGACTATACAAGAAAAACACAAGCCATTGCTAAGCAGCGAACAGAGCTAGAAGAGCAGAAGGCTACGCTTGCAAGAAAAGATGACTATGTTCTAAATGGTCCTCTTGCTAAAAGTTTGCAGAATATAAATACAGATGAGACTTACGACCTATTTGATGCAGATGGCATGAAGTCTGAAATAAAGCGTCAGGCTGCTCTAATGTTAAAAGAAATGTTAGAGCCTGCACAAAAGGAACTAGAACTTGCCCAAAGAAAACTAGACCTAGATAACTTTAGGAGCAAGAACCCTGAGATGTTAGAACCTGCTTATAGGCAGAATATAGTAAAACTTTTGCAGGAACGCCCTGAGCTAAAACTAGAAGATGCATTTTATATAACCAAAGCTAAACTAGGTTCAGAAGCAGTTGATGCTGAAAGAGCTAAGGCTAAAGTTGCAAAAGATGCAAGAAAAGAAGTAGCTCTAAAGTCTAGCGGTGGAAGTAGAGCACCTGTAGCTGGAACTCCTCAGTTCAAGAGCGCAGTAGAAGCCTACAACTACTGGAAGTCCCAGGGAATGAAGTAGTAGGATAATATACCATAAGGAGGAGGAACCCCATCCTGCTAGTCAAGTTATAGAAGGGAGGGGCTCCTGTGGTGTAGTGTAGTCAAGTTATAAAAATGGGGAAGTAGCTCAACTGGAAGAGCAGCCGGTTTGCATCCGGCAGGTTGCAGGTTCAAGTCCTGTCTTCTCCACTATTTTTAGATGAATAGCTCAACTTTGGCAGAGCGACGGACTCTGACTCCGTAGGTTGTTGGTTCGACCCCAGCTTCATCTACCACATAAGCGAGAATGGTGGAAATGGTAGACACACCAGCCTTAGAAGCTGGAGAGATAATTCTCGTGCAGGTTCAATTCCTGTTTCTCGCACTATATTAGCGAGCATGGCATAGTGGCTGTGCATTAGCCTACCAAGCTAAAAAGAACGGTTCAATTCCGTTTGCTCGCTCCATCTAGGTGTATCTTAATGTAAAGTCCCTGTTTTGGAAACAGGTGCATGTCAGTTCAAGTCTGACCGCTTAGACCACTTACGGCCATTTAGCTCAGTTGCCTAGAGCGCCGCCTTTGTAACGCGGAAGTCACAGGTTGAATTCCTGTAATGGCCTCCACTTAAATTATTAAGTTACTTGACTAAATATTACTTATATAGGCTGCAGCGTCTCCCGTGCCTAAATAAGCTTCAAAATGAATACCTTATTTAAAACTGAGTGGACGATATAAAACACCTGCATTGTGCAGATACGTTTAACCATCTAAAATTTAGTTTAAATAATTTTTTTCATTAAGGAGAATTTCATGAGCATCAGCAATGACTTACTATCTTCAACACTTTACAGCATAAGAGATGCTGAGGTTGACGAGTTATACAAAAAGGTTGCCTTTCTTGATGGCGTAAAGAGAGCCAAGGGAATTGAGACCGAAACCGGTGGTATCAAAATTCAGAGACCACTATCCATCCAAGAGCACAGCTCTATTACACAGCTAGCAACAGGTTATGAGCCTGTCTCTCTAGCAGTTAATGACGTTTTAAGGCCAGCAATTTACGACTGGGCAGACTTCACAAGTCCCATAGTGGTTACCAAAAAGGAGGAAATGGAGAATTCTGGAGAATACGCTATTGTCAAGATAGTTGAAGCCAGAATGAAGTCCGTAATGGGCATGTTGAGACGTGAGCTAAACAAGCAGATACTAGTTGGTAACTCAGCAGTTCTAACTGCAGTTAACACACTTAACGGTAACGTTGGTTCTGGTACTGCAACTGGTTTCTTCGAGCATCTAGCACCAGGCTCACAGACCAACGTAGTTGGTGGTGT